TAATGTATGGCAACGGCGGACTTAAATGTTGGCCCAAACAGTATGTTCTAAACATGCGTACACATGAAAATGCAGATCCTAATAATGCACATGCACAAGTAGACTTTTGCTGGGACGCAAAATATATTCAAATGAATAGTTGTTATTCAGATGTATATAATAATGAAACACCTGGTCAAGCATGGAGAGCAGGCTTTAGAGAAGGTGTAAAACTTGCTACTGATCGCGGAGTAAGAATTGAAAAAGAAGAATTTAAAAACAATCATTGGCGCTGCTTACATTGGTTGTATATTTGGAGCATGGTAGGTGCAGATGTTGAAAATGGTCTGTGGGCAATCTATGGCGCACGAGAAGGACTGTATAAAACAATGTGTACAGATTGGGATTATGTACAAGTTAGAGATTTTAAATACCTAAACAGTCTTTGGGAAGAAGTTGAACCAAAGGTATCAATGGAAGGACTACAAGACTCTATTGAAGACTTGGGCAACAAGATTCTAGCTGAATTAGATATACCTATCGCAGCAAAACCTTTAGATGCGCAACAAAGCAAGTTTTTTAAAGCAGTTTATCAACACCCTTCAAGAACTGATCATCAACAGTTTATAGAAGAATTAAAGGACGTATAATGGATATTATTAAATTTAAAGAAGAAGTAATGGAACCAGTTAGTTGTACTTTTTGTACTGCTAAATGGAAGCAAGTTACTTTGCATTTACAAACAGGCCATACTCACAGTTGCCATCATCCAACTTCGCATAAAATTCCACTTGAAGAATTAAAAGATAATCCAAGCGCATTACATAACACTAAGTTTAAAAAAGAACAACGTAAACTTATGCTTGAAGGCAAGCGTCCTGAAGAATGTGATTACTGTTGGAGAGTTGAAGATAGTGGAAGTAATGTACTAAGTGATAGAACATATAAATCTTTTGAGCCTTGGGCCCGACCTTATGTAGATGAAATTGTATCAAAGCCATGGGACGACAATGTTAATCCAAGTTATTTAGAAGTTAGTTTTAGCAGTGTGTGTAATTTTAAATGCAGTTATTGTTCACCGCAAGTAAGTTCTAAATGGATGGAAGAAATTAAAGAACACGGCCCGTATAAAACATCACAATCATTTAATGACTTACACCATTTAATTGCTACTGATGCAATGCCTATACCAAATAAAGAACATAATCCTTATGTAGAAGCATTTTGGAAATGGTGGCCTGATGTAAGTAAAGATCTAAAACATTTTAGAATAACAGGCGGCGAACCATTATTAACTAAAGATACATTTAAAGTACTTGATGACTTAATTGAAAACCCAAAACCTAATCTTGAGTTTTCTGTTAACAGTAACATGTGTGTACCTGATGCAGTATTTGAAAAATTTATTAGTAAAATGAAGATTATTGGCTCTCAAGGAAAAGTTAAAAAACTTAAAATATTTACAAGTGCCGAAGCATACGGTTCACAGGCAGAATATATACGCCACGGTTTAGACTACGACATGTGGATATCTAATATACGCAGAGTATTACAAGAAGTGCCTAACTGTACATTTACATGTATGAGTACGTATAATGTACTAAGCATATTTTCGTTTGATAAAATGTTAAAGGATTTATTAGATCTTAAATTAGAATTTGGCGGTGCAGGCAGACAAATTCCTATAATACTTGATACACCATATTTAAGATACCCGCCACATCAAGCAATGTTTATTGCAAACCCTGAGTGGAAAGAAAAATATTTAAAACCGCAATTAGATTTCATGCTTAATAATTTAGAAGACATGCATGTACGTGGTAAAGAAAATATGGGTTTCTTTAAATGGGAAGCTGATAAGTTTCAGCGGTTGTATGATATTATTGACCAAGAACAGCAAGATGAATGGACTGTAACAAACAATAGAAAGGACTTTATTACTTTTGTTAACGAACATGATAAGCGCAGAGGAACAGACTTTTTAAAGACTTTCCCTGAAATGGAAAAAGAATATCATCAATGGTCAAATCTTTGAATACAGAATTAACTGATCGAGAATTAAAAGCTGCTCGAAAAGCAGCTAAACGTGAGCGCAAAGAAAGAAACAGGCGCAACAGCGTAAAACCTGTACGAGAGTTAAAATCCTATAGTAACAAAAAGAAAAAACTTGCATTTTGTTTTAGTGGCCAACTTAGAACTTGGAATAGCAGCATAGGCACATGGCAAATATTATTTGATGAATTAAAAGAAAAACATAACGTATCTGTCATTGATGTGTTTTGTCATATCTGGGATCATAATACTGTACAACAAGGAATAAAGCATGCCACAGAATCTGAAGTTATTACTACATCAGTTCCAGATGATGAAATAACTAGATATATTGAACAACTTAAACCTGTATCTTATAAAATTGACGACATTATTGCATCTAAAAAAGCTATGAAAGACACTCAGTTCCAAACAGTAATTGATTCTAATGCTGTTTCTAGAGGCAAATATAATGCATGGCTGTCTCCACAATTTTATTCAGTTATGTATGCAGCACATTTAAAAAGAAGATATGAAATAGAAAATGATTTTCATTATGATGCATGTGTGCGTATGAGAAATGATTTATTTTTAAATGATAGATTTAGAGAATGCTTACCTATTGAAACATTTTTAAATCCAGAGTTTAACACAATGTATTCTTGTCATTCTGGAATAGATGAATCTGTATGGTTTAGAAAAAGATTAGGCGATGTATTTTGGTATGCTGATAGTCCGACATTTGATAAACTATCAAATTTTTATCATTGGTTTCCAAACATGCCATTAGAAATGACGATATCACACGATGCGCCTCCGGAGCATTTACTTTACTATTATACAAGAATGTGTAATATATCAATAGATCCAAATATTGTACATTATGTTTCTGTATGCAGAGATGCTGATTATGCTAAAAAGAAGGAAGCTGCCGGCCTCGGTCCATTGGGGGAGCATGAAGTACAATGTTAAGCAAAAGAGTTGCAGTTTGTTTTAGCGGACAAATACGAGATTGGCACACTGCTACAAAAAATATTTTACACTATTTTTCGACAGATCATATAGCTAATGTAACAGTAGATTTTTTCATACACACATGGGATATAAACACGTGGCGAAAACCAAAACAACATCACCATGTATTTAAAAATAAACCTCATAAAGATTTAAAAAAAATAGTAGAAGCATACAATCCTAAAAAATATCATATGTCTTCTTATGATGAAACACGTTGGCCAAATAGCGAACCTTGGGATCCATTATTTTATAGTTTTGAATATAGTGTATTATTAAAACAACAATACGAATTAGAAAATAATTTTACATACGATGTTGTTGTAAAGGCTCGTCCTGATACAGTATACGAACCGCAGCAACGGTTTCCGTTTGAACATAGAATGCCCGCAGGAACTTGTTATACAACAACTACTGTTTCTAAATTTCCTAAAGAATTTAATAAACATTGTTTTGATGATGTTATGTTTTTTGGTGATAGTAAAACAATGGATGTTATGGCAGGATTGTACAAGTACTATGCAGTAAAAAGAAAAAATAATAAAGACGCAATGCAGCAGTATGAATATTATTTAGGTCCTGGAACATTATTATACGAATATGCAGTAAAAAACAATATTCATCCAGGTAGCTGGCCTACTAGCTATGCTGTTATACGGAGTACTATGCGAGATCATGAGCTTGACTCGATAGACGATTATGAAAAAATAAAAAGACTTTGGCAGGAGTGGTATATATAATGAAATTAATTTTTGATGGTGACAGTTGGGCGTTTGGATCTGAAATTGCAGATCCTAAATTAGCTGCACAGTACGATAAACACGCACATCCTGGTGTTTATGATTTTTTACCTGTAAATGACCGTTATAGAGTTCCTAAAATCTATCCACATAAAATGGCAAATTTATTAGGTTGTGATTACGTCAATCTGGGTTGGCCAGCTGATGATAATAAAACTATAATAGAGCGAACAATGACATATATTACTTCGGAATATATAAGTCAAAATAAATCAACTGATGAACTATTTGTAATTATAGGATGGACAAGTCCTGAAAGAAATAGCTTTTGGTGGAAAAATGGAGACTTTTCTAACAAGTTTAGATTATGGCCACAGGTTCAGCACTTTGATGACAAGAAGCAGAAAAAATTATGGGACATGTATGTTCAGTATATGTGGCACCCAGAAGAATATATACCTCGGCATGTATCAACAGTAGTGCAGTTCCAAAATTTTTGTAATGCCCATAATATTAAATGGTTATCATATAATGCGTTTTACCAAACGCCGCATCAAGGACCCGACGGCTGGAAAGATCTTGATATGTTATCAGAAGTAAAAAGTGCTGATAAAAATTTAGGCATTTATGATTATTGTAAAAATGGTACAAGAAGACGAAAACAACTACAATTTGAGACCTTATGGGAAACAGTTGATCCAGTAAGATTTTATAAAAAAGATCAACCTATTAGTACGTTCAAGAGTTTTATTACAGAAACTATAGATGATCCGTGGGTAGGATGGCATCCTAATCCAGAAGCACATGAAGCATGGGCATTAGAATTAACAAGATATATTAAGAAGAATAAGTTGATATGAAAAAATTAGTAGTATGTGGCGACAGTTTTGCAAAAGGAATAGGTTGTCGAAACCTTGAAACCGAACCATACGGAAGTTTGGTAGCTAATAGCCTAGGATTAGAACTTGTAAATATTGCCAAAGGATCTAGTACAAATTATAGTATATTTGCACAAGTATTGTATGCAATAGAGAATATTGATGATATTGATATGATATTAGTTACTAGTACTAGTTATGATAGAGTAGAATGGTTTAAACACAATGAAAATCCAACTAAACATCAAAAGGAATACCTTACTAATTATGATATAAATTATCACGAGTATCCGCCATATATGCCAACTAGTTATAGTGAAAAAATAGAAGGTGAACAACACATAATGTCTGAAGACCTGTATAACGGAAATGTTTTTACAGAAAACTTATTAGGCATAATTGATTACTTTGATAACGTAGTTGATAAAGGTATAGACACTCCGGATGGATATTATAAAAGATTTAATGATGAGCCTAAACGTAGGACTAGAATATTATATGACTACGCTCAACAGATACACGATCCTCGTATAAACAAAATGCATAGTTTAGGAGCAATGGCAATGTGTCATATAGCTTTAAAAAATGCAAACATAAAACATCTAATTGGAACTGATCCTATAGATGGTTGTAAAAACTTTGTATTCATTAACGATAATAACCACATAGATCTTAGTTGGGCAGGTCTTGCACTTAAATACCCTGACGATCTTCCTAGTCTGCATACTAGCGCAAAAGGTCATAGAGTTGCAGCAAAAACTGCACTTAGAAGAATATATGAACTAGATAAAAAGAATGGGTGGTAATTGATGTCAAAGCTAATAGTTGCAGGATGTTCGGTTAGTGACTATACTGAAGTTGATCGCGTCTGGGGAGATTATCTAGCTGAACATTTAGGACTTGAATATAAACATCTAGCTGCTGCTTGCGGATCAAACGACAGGTCATTTCGATTGCTAACAAACGATATACGTAATAATGTTATTAAATCAGATGACATTGTAATAGTACAATACACTACAACAGAACGGACTGAATTTTGGTCAAGTATTCCGCCATTAGAAGCTGATCATTCTGAGATAGATTTTAGAGATCCTTACGACGGCGGCAGCATAATTAAATTTAAGATTGGATCACATGAAACATTTAAAGGCACCGATGCTAAATTTACAAAACTGTACGAACGATTTATTAATCAAAATTTTGAATTAGACAAATTTATTAATAATCATATTTCTTTTCAATGTTTAGCAAAGGAATATAACATACATAATTTATACTTTGTAAAAGTAGGAATATATGGATGGGACGAAATAGCACACGGTAATATGCCGTCAATACCTAAATATAAAGATAATTTTTTAAATTATAGAGATTTACTAGAAGAACAAAAATGGCGTTTATCAAGAGACAATCTTCATCTAAATGACAAAGGTCATAAAGAGTTAGCAAGTAGAGTCTTTGATAGATTAAAACTAAACAAAGGATAAGTTAAAATGGAAATTAAAAAAGTTACAAAACATTGGGGACAAGAGCTTTGGATAGCAGATGGTTCGCATACTCCTTATGCATGTAAGCGTATTTTATTTAAAGCAGGCAATAGAACAAGTTTACAAGTTCATGAATACAAAATTGAAACTAACTATGTATTATCAGGTACAGGTATACTATTGCGTAGTAAAGAACCATTAGATATTGCAGAGTTCCTTAAAAATGGAATGACACCAGATGAAGTTCTTAAATACGAATCTACTTTTGAACGTATTGAATTAAAAGAAGATGTAGTATTTCATATTACTCCAGGGTGGGTACACCGAGTTATAGCAACTACTGATTTAACATTTATGGAAACAAGTACAACTGAGTTAGATGATGTAATTCGTTTACAAGATGACACAGGGCGTACACATGGACGCATTAACTACGAACATGAGTAATCATACAGTTATATTACCTACAGCTGGCACAGGCACCCGTATGGGAGATTATACTAAGCATCTAAACAAAGGTTTGTTGCCGTATAAAGAAAAACCGGCCATTGCACATATTATAGATCAATTTCCTGTAGACACACATTTCATTATGCCAGTGGGCTACTTGGCAAATCAAATTAAAGATTTTTGTGCTGTTACGTATAACAACAGGAATATTACATTTGTAGAAGTTGACTGGCAAAGCGATATAGCTGGCACTGGATATACCTTGCTACAATGTAGAGATTATATTACTGGACCGTTTTGGTATATTCCGTGTGATACGTTTTTTGATGAACCTGTAGTTACTGATACACCTAAACACGATTGTTATTATGTAAAAGACATTCCACAAAAAGATAGTCATCTATATACTATGTTTGGCACAAACGGTAGTATAATACAAGAAATTACATTTAAAAAAGAAGCACCAAGTGATTGGAAAGCATTTACAGGACTAATGTATATTAATGAATGGAATAATTTCTTTGACAGGTTAAGTAAATTAAATGACAATGAGTTTATACAAGTAATACAATCAGGAAATAGATATAAAGAATTAGATAGTTGGATAGATTTTGGTAATCCTATAAGTTATAAAACAGCAGTATCAAAAAGTCAAAAATTTGATTTTAGTAAGAACGACGAAGTAACATATATCTGTAATGACCGTGTAGTAAAATGGTGGTTAGATAAATCAGTACCGCAAAAGAAGATGCGTAAAACACAAATTAATCCTAAAGTGTTTCCTGCTAATTGTTTAGTTAGAGGAAACTTTATGGCATATGATTTCTTTCTAGGAGAAACTTTATATAAATTTAATGATCCAGTAATGTTTAAAGATCTATTAGCATGGCTTGATAAGAATGTATGGAATATTGCAGATTACGATTTAGATGAAGCAGCAATGTTATTCTACAAAGATAAAACACTTGGCCGTATTAATTTATTTTTAGACAAGTATCCTGCACTACAAAACATTACTCATGTAAACGGAACAAAAATAAAACCTTACTCAGAATATTTAGAAAATATTAATTGGGAAAATATTGCATCTAATAATTTGTCAGGATTTGTACACGGAGACTTACAGTTTGACAATATTATTATAAATTCAACTGGTGACTTTTTACTTATTGATTGGCGACATGAATTTGCCAATGTAGTTGATTACGGTGATATATATTATGATCTAGCAAAAATGGCAGGCGGCTTCATAATAAACTATGCAAATATTAAACAACATAATTTTGACATTGAAATCCAAGGAACTGAAGTCACGCTAAGTGTGCCTAACATAGATAGTATAGACACTTATCAAACTATACTAAAAGAATTTGTAATTTCAAAAGGCTGGGACTATAAAAAAGTTCAACAATTAATACCTATCATATTTTGGAATATGAGTCCTCTACACACTGCTCCGTTTGATATATTTTTATGGTACCTTGGAATGAAACTATTTCAGGAGGCAGAAGATGAGTCTACAAAAGTACATTAGTGTAAGTAAGTATCCTGGCAAAACAGGAGAACATTACTATACAAACTTTTTTAGACATTATGATCTAAATGCAACTTATACTGCGATGGGTACTGACAACTTAAAAAGCATTGTATCTTGGGCATTAGATAATAATATTTGTGGAATAAGTGTAAGTATGCCGTATAAGGCAGAAATAATATCATTACTTGATAATGCATCATCTGAATGTATTGATTACAATACTTGTAACACTGTTAAAATTATTGACGGAAAACTTTTTGGATATAATTGCGACTTTTACGGCATGGTAGAAGTTACTAAAAATATAAACAAATCTGACACTATTACTATTTTAGGTAATGGAGCAATGGGTAGTATGTTTGCAAAATATCTAAGTAATTATAATGTCACAGTTTGTGCAAGGAACAACGGAACATGGAAGAATAGACATAATAATGCTGATGTTATAATAAATTGTACAGGATTAGGAACTAGCACACCTTCTAGTCCGTTTGATGAAATACCAAAGCAATGCAAACGTGTAATTGATCTAGCAGTAGCAGAAAACCAGCTTCAACAACAATGTAGTATATCAGGGATTAAATACAATAGTGGTAAAGAATTTTATAAGAATCAGTTTCTTAACCAATTCAAAATATATACCGGAATAGAATCCAAAGGATTAATATATGATCGATATGAAAAAATTTAAACTTGGTGTTGGACCAATGAGCTTAGAGTCTATTGATATAATGACTAATTGGTCAAAGCAAAATGCTACACCACTAATGCTAATTGCAAGCCGAAATCAAGTTGACAGTGATACAGGATATGTATGTCGTACATCAGAACTAGTAGAACGTGTACAAAAAAACAAGACTGTAAATTTATTAGTTTGTAGAGATCACTGCGGACCTTATTTTACTGATTTAGATAAAGGTCTAACAGTTGATGAAGCAATTGTTCGTTGTAAAGATACTATTGATGCAGATATTAACAACGGCTTTGATTTAATACATATTGATGTATCACGCATACACACTAATCAATTAGAGTATGGAAAAGAATTAATTGAATATGCTATTAGTAAAAACCCCAATATAAAACTTGAATTTGGTAGTGAAGATAATACAGGTATTGATATTGAAAGTAGCATAGGACGGTTAGATCCTCAATTAGAATTTTTGCAAGCATATAAAGATAACATAATTTATTTTGTAACACAAACAGGTAGCCTAACAAAGGGAACACAAGCTGGCGGATTTAATGTAGCTCGTAATAAAAAGAATGTAAAACTTGTACATGATGCAGGATTTTTATTTAAAGAACATAATGCTGATTACTTTAGTAAATCTGATATAGAAAAAAGATCTTCTGTTGGTATTGATAGTTTAAATATTGCTCCACAAATTGGAACAGTACATACTACGGTATTAAAAGAATTTGCATCAGATGAACAATGGAATAAATTTAGCGATTATGTTTACAGTAAAAACTATTGGCAAAGATGGTCAGAAGATCAAGAAGCAAATAAAGACACTGCAACTATCCTTAGTGGACACTATTGTTTTAATAGTGAAATATATAAAGACATAATTAAAAATATTGATTATGATAGTTTTCTATATAGACTTGATACTAGAATTACATCTGTTTTAGATCATTATACTACATTTATAGATAACGATAATACTGCATCGTATTATCAAAAATTAAAAGACAAGATATCGTTAGCAAGTTTAAAAAAACGTGATCCGTTTATATACAAGTAAGTGAGGTAGTTATGATACTATATTTAGATATGGACGGTGTAATTGCAAATTGGTACGATGCATTTGCAAAGCACAATGGAGTTGATCATTGGACAAAAGTGCCTAACAAAGACAAAGCAGTATTTGAATTAAAGTCTACAGATTTTTTTAATACTATTGACTTATATCCATCAACTAAAAAATTAGTATCAGCAGTTAAACAAATTGCAGGTGATGATTATGGAATATGCTCAAGTCCATTAACTGAAGATCAACACAATAGTAGCTATTGGAAAAGAGTATGGTTAGAACGTCACGGATTTATGCCGATAATTCCTAACTTAATCTTTACAAGAAACAAAGAAAAATATGCAGTTGATAGGATAGATGGCTCGCCAAATATCCTTGTTGATGATAAAATTAACAATGTTTCACAATGGTCTGCTGCTGGCGGCATTGGTATACACTATTTTGCTGACAAAGATAATGTTGATAATTTAATAACTGCATTAAAACGATCATATAAGTAATTTGACAAATATGTCAAAAGGTGTTATAATAAAGCATGTATGATATCGTATTCATAAGTTACCAGGAGCCTTCTGCAGATGAAAACTATACTGCACTAAAGGCACGATTTCCTATGGCTAAACGTGTACACGGAGTTAAAGGAATACATCAAGCACACATAAAGGCAGCAAAGAAATGCTTTACTAAGATGTTTTGGATTGTAGATGCAGACGCACTTATATTAGATACATTTAATTTTAACTACGAAACACCAGAACATCAATTAGATCATGTGCATGTATGGAGAGCAAAGAATCCTATTAATGGATTAGAATATGGTTATGGAGGAGTAAAGTTATTTCCTCGCAACCTTACAATAGGGATGGATACAACTAAACCAGATATGACTACAAGTATCAGCGAACATTTTATTGCTGTAGATGAAGTTGCAAATATTACAGCATTTAATACAAGTCCATTTGAAACATGGAAAGGTGCATTTAGAGAATGTGCTAAACTAAGCAGTAAGACTATTACGAGACAAGACAATGAAGAAACAGAACAAAGACTTGAAACATGGTGTACAAAAGGCTCTGAGGAACGCTATGGCAGCTACGCTCTTAATGGCGCTAATGCTGGCAGGAAGTTTGGGATTTCTAATAGGAGCAATATTGGTCTTATAAATGATTTTGATTGGCTAAAGGAACAGTTTGATGCAGAATGTAGCTGACATCAAAACAGTTCATATCGAGCTTACAGATAAGTGTCAAGCACAATGTCCAATGTGTGCTAGAAACTTTCACGGCGGCGCAACACGCCCATTCATACGCAATGGTGATATTAGCATTGAACAATTTAAAGAATGGTTCCCTCGAGACTTCTTATCTCAATTAAATAATTTTTACAGTTGCGGTAACTATGGTGATCCTTGCTTTGCAATAAATTGTTTAGAAATATATTCATATGTGCGTGAATGCAATCCAACAGCAAGATTGGGAATACATACTAATGGCGGTATGCGTAATCCGGCATGGTGGGCAAAGTTAGCACAACATAATATTGATGTTATATTTGCTGTTGACGGATTTAAAGGTAAACATGAATTATATCGCAAGAATACAAAGTTTGACAAAGTAATAGAAAATTTAAAAGCGTTTATTGATGCAGGCGGCAATGCATCAGTTGATAGTTTAGTATTTGCACACAATGAACACGAAGTAGATGAACTTGAAACATATTTACTAAACATTGGTGTACAAAAAGTAAACTTTGTTAGTACAACACGATTCTATGAAATGAAAGAATACGAAGTACACGATAATAACGGTAATGTAGAATATACTATTTCGCCTGCGCAAACAGAAAGATTTAAGAAAACACCGTCAAAGTCATTAACAGCGTTGTTGGATAAATCATATAGAGACGCTTCATTAGAACAAAGTATAATTACTCCTAAGTGCGAAACAGAAAACGGTATCTATGTAGATCCATATGGTGATATATTTCCTTGTTGTTGGCTTGGGGGAGATTATTTAGAACAGCCAATACAAGAAGTACTGCCAATACACGAACTACGTAATCTAAGTGTTGAAAATACCAAACAAGTTTTAGCAGATGTTGGCATTCCTAATTGTAAAGACAGTGTACTATCCAAAAACACAACACTATTTGAAAAATTATCTGATTACTGGAATGGTGCAGACAAGTGTATGACATGTTCTCGTCAATGTAGTAACCTAATGTATGAGAGTAATAACAAGTATGAATAACTTTCAACAAATACCTTGGGATGATATTACAGAGTTTGGACAAAAAACTCTTTTAAACACTGATCTTTTTACTGTGTCATGGATACTTGCTAGATTTTGTAATTATAACTGCTCGTATTGTTGGCCGTACGCTAGATCTAGTACTCCTGATCACCAGGATTTAGAGGTATATACACGTACAATAGATAATATTAAAGCACAGGCTCGTGATAACGGATTTACTGACTTCCATTTTAGTTTTAGCGGAGGCGAACCAACTGCTTATAAATACTTTGGGGAGGTTATAGACCATTACTGTAGTGATACAGCACCCAAGTACCAGAGTATCCACATGACGACCAATCTAAGCCCAGGAAGCAAATGGTGGAACAGATGGTTAGAGTCAACTAGTACTCTACAACGTAGAAGTATTACAGCAAGCTATCATGCAGAGTTTGCAAACGAACAAGAATTTGGAGATAAATGTCTCCAATTAATGAAAGGAGGAACATTTGTTACAATTAATCAAGTCATGGTACCGGAAATGTTCGAAGAATTATACGGACGTCTTGAACGATTTGCCGCCAGAGGTATTAACGTCACTCTCAAGCCCCAATCCGATCCTACCGCCTCCTACGTGGTACATGGATACACTGAAGGCCAGATCACAAGAATGCAAACCGGATTTCCACAAAGAATCCCAGAAGAATTTGAGCAACTAATACCTATTTTAGGAGTAGAGCTTATTGACAAAAAAGGCAATAAACACCTATTAGATCAAGCAGAACGGTTTAATGCTTTTGGATTTAACAAGTTTAAGGGTTGGGAATGTAATGCAGGGTATCAAGGTTGCGTTATACGTGAGAATGAAGTTAAACGCAGTTATAGTTGTAAAGATCAACCCTTAGGCACGTTAAACGAAGGATTTGAGCTGTTTAAAGCACCATCTAAGTGCATTACTCCTACTTGTGTAAGTAGTGCAGATAGCAAAATACCAAAGAGGAAAGTATGAATAAGTTTGGAATATTAGGTTATGGCTATGTAGGTAAAGCTACGCACAAAGGTTTGCTTAAAGATGCAAAGGCCATTGTGTATGACATAATGTTTGACATGCCAAAAGAAGTTATATATGAAGCAGATACCGTTTTTATTTGTATACCTACAATTACTGAAACAGATATTGATATAGTAATTAATGAAATTAAAGATTTAAAACAGCATAATGCAAATGTAGAAATTGTAATTCGTAGTACATTACCATTAGGAGCATGTGAACAAATACAAAAAGAAGCAGGTAACATTGTCTATATGCCAGAGTTCTTGCGTGAAAGATATTGGGATACAGATTGCTTTAAACGTCCGTTAGTTGTGGGTAGCGACAATGGTATACCGCAATGGCTACAAGACGAAGAAATTAAAACATGTTCTACTAAAGAAGCAGAGCTAGTTAAAATGTATTCTAATAATTTTGCAGTAATGCGTATTGCATTTGCAAATGTGTTTTATGATTTAGCAGAAAATGTCGGCGCTGATTATAATAAAGTATTAGATATGTACTTAGACATACAACAAGACCAAACATATATGGAAGTTCCCGGACACGATGGAACACGAGGCTTTGGAGGTAAGTGTTTACCTAAGGATTTAGATTTCCTTATTGAAACACTTGACGAAAAAGGTATTGATCAAAATTGGTTCAAACATATTAGAGAGTTAAATAAAAGATGGCAAAAAAAGTTTTAGTAACAGGAGCATCAGGAATGATTGGTAGAGAGCTGTGTAATCAGCTAAATGCCGACGACTACTATGTAGTTGCAATTGATAATCATTTTAGATATTCACATAGACCTGGTTGTGCAGAGTATGTAACAGCAAATATACAAACATATCTTCCTAAAATAGATAACGATTTTGATTATATATTTCATATGGGTGCAATAAACGGTACAAAGTATTTTTATGATATACCTAATCAATTACTTGAAAATAATATTACAACAGATTTTTCAGTATTTGATTTTTGCAAACGTAATTCTAAATGCAAATTAATCTACGCAAGTTCTAGTGAAGTAGTAGCAGGCACGGAAGTGTTTCCAACGCCCGAACTAATAGATGTTTCCATCAAAGACATACACAATCCTCGTTGGAGTTATAGACTAAGCAAAATGGTTAGTGAAAATTATTTAACAAATTGTGAAAGTATTGATAGTTTAATTGTAAGATTCTTTAATGCATTTAGTCCTGCATCAGGCTCGGGTCATTTTGTAAGAGATATATTAGATAAAATAGATAATGAAGACTTTACATTAATAGGAGCAGATGAAACACGTTGTTTTATTAGAGTTGAAGATACAGTTGATGCATTATTAAATATATTTAAAGATGTATCCTTTGAAGTTGTTAATATTGGCAGCGATGAAGAAATAACCGTATTAGAAGCAGCAACTATACTTGCTAAACACAAAGGTGTAAATCCTTTTTGGAAACATGTAGATGGTAATATAGGCAGTGTTAAACGCAGACGTCCTGATATTAGTAAATTAAAAGAATTTTATCCATTATTTAAACCAGCAAAGTTTGCAGATTCGGTAGGCGACCTATGAAGATAGATATACAAGACGTATTATTTTGGATGGATGCTATCCGCAATAGTGATGATAGTTATCGTACACTTGAAAGTTTTTGGAAGGGACAAGTTAATAGTAAGCTATGGCTTGTAGAGCAGTTAGCTCTTGCACGAAGAACAGAATATACTCAACATACTATTACTATACACGGAGGATGGCATGGCGTTTTAGCAAGTTTATTGTTTAGCAGTGACATACCGATATTACATATTACAAGTGTTGACATTGATCCTACATGTGAACCAATTGCATATACTATGAATAAACGGCAAGAGATAGATAACAAATTTGTTGCAGTCACAGAGGACATGTGTAAATTTAGATATTTTTCTGATATTGTTATTAATACTAGTTGTGAGCATATAACACAAGAAGATTACGACAAGTGGTTAGATAACGTACCTACAGATGCCCAGATAGTATTACAAAGTAATAATTATTTTGATCACGAAGAACATATACGTTGCAGTACTGATCTAGATGATTTTGTAAAGATGAGTAATATTCACGTTCAGTACAAAGGTGAACTTAAAACGCCTAAATACACACGTTATATGATTATTGGACAAAAGTATGAATAACTTAGACAAATATATATCAGCAATAACTAAAGAAGCTGGTAGCGAAACATTTTGTGTTTTGCCTTGGATACATTTTGCTACTAGACCTAATGGCGATATGAGGTTATGTTGTTCATCTAATGCAAGCGGAGCCGGCGGAGATCACACAGTTGGCCTTGTTAAAATGGAAGACGGAGAGCCTGCAAACTTTGGTAGAGAAACTCCAATGGAAGCATGGAATAACGACTACATGAAAAGTGTACGTACAACTATGCTTGACGGTAAGATACCTGCTAGTTGTCGAAAATGTTTTGAAGAAGAATCTCGCGGAGTTGCAAGTAAGCGTGTTTGGGAAAGTTATACTTGGATGGAAGATGGTGTAGACATTCCTGAATTAATACGCCAGACTAAAGAAGATGGCACAGTTCCTGAACAGTTACAGTATTTAGACTTGCGACTAGGTCATACCTGTAATATTAAGTGTGTAATGTGTAGTCCGCATGATTCGAGCAAGTGGGTAGTAGATCATAAAAAATTAATGCCACAGTTAGAAGATCCTGAAGTTATACGACAAATGCAGTGGGATAAGAAACAGTTTAATAATAAGTGGCACGAAAAAGATACATTCTGGGAAGAAATGTATGCACAGATACCTAATCTAAAACAAGTATACTTTGCAGTCTGTGAGCCTCTCATGATTAAAGAACACAAGCTGTTTATTGAAGAAATTATTAGACAAGGTTATCAAGACAAAATATTGTTACGTTACAATTCAAATGGACTGTTAGTAGACCAAGATTTAATTGAAATGTGGAGTAAGTTTAAAAAAGTAAAGTTTGCTATTAGTATGGATGCTAGTCACGGACGTGATGAATATATACGTTATCCTACAAACTTTGATACTGTAGAAAAAACTTTGCATATGCTTGACAACACACCTGACAATATACAAACAAGTTTAGCAACAGCAATACAGATATTCAACATAAAGCACCTGCCTGATTTTATGAAGTGGAAACTTGAAAGCGGATTTAAAAAGTTAAATGTAGGCGAAGTTCCAGGCGGCATACAAATGGGCGGTGGACTAGTTAATATGCACTTGTTGTATATTCCAACATTCCTTAGTATACAAATACTACCT